GCATGGCCGAAGACGACGCCCGCCGCCAGCAGACCGAGGCCGAAGCCGAAGCGACGCCGGATGATGAGCTGGCGGACGACTGCACCGGCGACTACGAGGACGAGCCGGACGAGCACGAAGCTGACGCCGAAGACTGGGAAAAGTCGCTCCCGCCCACGCAAACCGCCCTTGACGCCGATCGCCTGCTCGACCTGCTGGAAGACGAAGCCACGCTACTCGAAACGCTCCGCCAGAAAAGCGGTCTGCAAAACGACCGCTTCCACCGCGCTCTGAACCTGCTGAGCGGCGCGGGCAAGCTCGCGCGTCCACAGCCGGGCGTAGTCAAGCGCGTTGCCCCGCCCGATCCGCTCGCCGTCATCCCCGCCGATCAGCATGTGCCGCTGCTGCACCTGCTCCACGAGCTGCGCCCCAACTCCGAGTCGCTGCTCGCGGCCGCCTGGGACGGCGCCGACTACACTGACACCAGCCCTGCCGCCAAGCTCGCCATCCGCGAGGGCTGGATCGCCCCGGTCAACAAGTGGTCATCGGGCAGCCAGTGGTGCACCGGCTACGTCCTGACCGACGCCGGGCGCGACGTCTACGCCAAGCTGCTCGCCGCGCTACCCGACGAGGCGGATAACGAGCCGCCGGCCGCCGTCCAGCGCCTCTACCAGCGCACAGTGGTCGAGCTGGACCGCCTGATCAACAGCGCATCTCGCGCCACACGTGTCACCCAAGCCAGCATGTACCTCGCCGGGAAGCTCTCCGACAAGGACGCCGAAGCACTGGCGCTGCGCATCGACAAGGCGCAGGTGTGCGCCCGCGGCGCGCTGAATTCGCTTACCGGGCTGCTGATCGTGCTCCAGCCCGACGACCCAGACGAAGCCTAATCCCACCATCCAACACAGCGCCCCGGTGCGATCGGGGCGCTTGTGCTTTCCAGCTTGCGCCGTTGCGCGAGCCAGCTATCCTAAAGCCAGCGCACACGCCACCAGGGGGATCACCGTGAGAGACATTATCTACTATCTTGCCGCGATCGTCTTCGCCCTGATCGTCAGCGTCGGAGTCGTCCAGTCCGACCAGCCCCACCCGGCGCAGGAGTCAGCCGCCGCGCCGCAAGCCGCGCCGTACACCTGCGATTGCACGAAAACATGCAAAACGATGACCTGCGAAGAAGCGTACTACCAGCTAGAGCAGTGCGGCTGCACCGCGCGAGACGGCGACGCGGACGGCGTGCCCTGCGAAAGCATCTGCCCGGGCGGCTAAAGCAGCGCCCGCGGTATCCACTGTCTGTTCGATCAGTGCCATTTCCCTTGTCCCCTCTCGTCCTCAGATCAGCGCTCGCGCCCACTGGCGCGCCGCTTCCCACTTCGCTCCGTTCGACCAGGCCGCGCCCGTCCACGGTGCCAGCGCCACGCCGTCATACCAAAAATTGACCGCCACCACTTCGCCGCGCGTCGCGGCCACGAAGCAGGTCGTATCTTCGATCACCACCGGCTGCGCGCCGTCACCCCGCGCCGCTTCCGTGAGGTAGAGCAGCGGCAGCTCGTCCACCGGGATCTCTTCCGCGAACTTCCGCCAGCGGTAGGTGGTGTAACTTGTCCAGTCGTTCACCTCGCACAGCGACCGGTCCGCGTCATACGGGTAGGCATTGTAACCCAGGTAGTGGCCGCGCTCGCGCATCAGGCGCAGCGCTGGGCGCAGCGTCGCCAGCCAGGTCAACTCCGGCGCCCCGGTGTTAAACGTCACCGGGATGCACGACCAGCCCCGATCGTAACACTCGCCGACCGCGGCGATCAGCCAGTCGCGCAGGTACGCCGCGCTCGGCCAGGCGCACTCATTGGTGAGCTGCGCCGCGCTGAACCGCGCCCCGCCGTGCTGCCGCTCCAGATATTCGACGCGCAGCCGCGCCGACGTCGCCGGCGGCAGGCTCATGTCCGGGCAGTCGCCGGGCCAGATCGCCCACATTCGCACGACGACAAACCAGCCCGCGTCGTGCAGCACGCTCGCCGTCTCTCCGTCGCTGGTGATTGTGGCAGACGGTGTGATCCCGCCCGCCATCATCAGATCGCCCGCCAGCAGCAGCGCGTCCCGGCTCGCGCCAGGGACGACCGTCCAGCCCAGCATGGGGCGGTCGATCAGGTGGCCGCACGCCGCATCCTGATCGACCTCGACATACTGCACGGCCACAAACCCGGTCACGTCCGGCAACCAGTAGATCAGATACCACTTGCTGCCGTCCTCGCCGTAGCGCACGCCTTCCAGCGCCAGCGTGTCGCCCTGCGCCACCTGCCCCAGAACAGTTCCGTTGGGCTTGTCGCGCACGTTGAGCCTGGTCGCCGTCACCGTGCCCCAGCACTTCATTTCGGGCGTCGGCGTCGGCATGCCCGGCGTCGCGCTCGGTGTCAGAGTCGGCGTCGGACTGGGGCGCGGCGTGTTGGTCGGCGGTGGTGTAGCAGTCAAATCCGGGGTGTAAGTTATGGATGGGATTATGACCGGCAGCTCGCTCGGCTCCGGAGTCACCGGCGCGCCCGGCGGGCAGTCGGTAGACCACTCGCTGCATAACAGCAGGTGCCCCGTCGCCTCGTCCCAGTACAGCTCGCCCAACCGCATGTACCACCCCGGCTCTATCTGATAACCGTTATCAGATGCGCCGCTGCCCTGCGCCACAACCGGCGTCGCCGCCAGGTCCTCGCTGTGCCACGTCACGATGATCAGCAGCACCCAGGCGATCGCGCCGAGCCATAGCCAATTACTACCCGTGAGCCGTTTCAACGTGGTCGCTCTCGCTCACCTGCTCGTTCAGTCCCAGCGCGTCGCGCAGCTCCGGCAGCAGCATAGTCAGTTTTCCGAGTGCCTTCAGAGTCACGTCAAGCTGGTTAACCACCGTCACCGGATCGCGCCGGAACGCCGACGCCAGCAGCACAATCGCCAGGTCGGTCGGCTCGTCCACCAGCGGGCGCAGAAACCCCGGCACATTCGCCAGACCGCCGAGCGCCTGGTCCACCTGACCCGGCGTCACCCCTGCCCGCGCCATTTCCGCGCGGATGCGCTTGACCAGCGCCAGGCTCAGCCACAGCAGCCCCAGCGCCAGCACCACGAACACGATGACCAGCAGCGCCGCAACGACGATGGTCGCAACCGATTGGATCGTCGGATTCTCGAACATGCTTAGCTCTCCTGTTTCTCTGCCTGCTCTTTGACCACACCGCCGTTCGGCGGCGCCACTTCCGCCTTCTCACGTTCCAGGCGCTCCATGCCCAGCAGCGTCAGCGCCTTCTCATAGGTCGCGTTCGCCGTCTGGAGATCGTGCGCTTCTTGCTTCCACTTGTCCCGGTCGGTCCGCAGTTCGTCGTTCTCGCGCTGCAAGGCATTCTCGCGGTCGTTCGCCTCGGCGAGCGCCTTCTCCGTTTCGGCCTGCCGCTCTTGCATCTCCGCGATCTGCTGGATCAGTGTATCCACCTGCTTTTGCAGCGCCGGAACCTTCGCCACTCGCGCCTCAAGATCGGCCACCTGCCGCTTGAGGTCATCGCGCTCTTTGCGGATTTTCTCCTGGTAGGTCGCGTTCGCCTGTTCGAGCGTTTCCATCCGCTTGAACAGCAGCCGCGCGCCAATACCTCCCGCTGTCAGCAAGCTGCCCAAGCCCACCAGCAGCCCGATAATCGCCTGATCCATCACACCTCCATCACGCGGACCTTCGCCACCGTCCGCGCCACCGTCTGCGCCGCATCCTCTGCCACCCGGTCCACATTCGACACGCTCACCCTGACCGTGTGCCCTTCGCTCCCCCAGGTCTCCGACACTTCCACCACCCAGTACAGATCGTCCGTGTCCAGCCAGGCCACTCGCTCGCCGTCGCGCTCTACCGCGCCCTGATACACCACGCGCACCAGGTCCCCCGGCCTGATCGTCTGCTTCACGCCGACCAGCGTCAGGTCATAGCTCTCCTGCCGCTGGTTCGACCGCGTCAGCTCGCTCGCCGCCGCGTCATACAGCGCGTTCGCCGCCGCCGTCATGTCCGCTGGCGCAGCGCTGGCAGCCTTGACCTGGTCATAGACCTTCACCGCCTGCCGCCTGCCATACCGTGCCTCGCTGGCCGCGTCAGTCAGGTAGTACAGCGCGCTCCCATCCGGACCGACCATGCTTTTGATCGCATACGGCCCGCTCCGCGTGCTATAGGCCAGCGTGACGCGCGGCTCCCCCTCTTTCGGCTTCGCGCCCAGCGGTAGAATCCAGTTGACGATCTCCCGCTCGTCTCGCCTGACGGTGATGCTCTCGATCAGCGTCACGAGAGGGTTGTCGTACACGTCGATCCCCAGCGCTCGCCGCTGGATCAGCCGCATGCCGCAGTCCTCGCCGAACGTCCCGATCTCCACCGTGCGATCGCCCTCGCCCAGGCGCAGGTGCAGCCCGTGCATTTCGATCAGCGTTTGCAGCGCCTTCAGCGCGCTTTCGCCGTTGAACCCCAGCGTCGTCGCGCCTAACCCGCTCTCGACGATTGCCGTCCATCCGGCCAGCCCTGCCAGCTCGCTCGCCACCGCCGCGATCGCCGCGCCGGTATACTGCCGGTTGAGCAGCGTGCTTGCGTGCTTCAGCTCTGCCAGCCGGTCCGGCCCCTTCACCATCATCACGGCGCCGTCCGCCGCGGCGCGCAGCGTGACCTCCTCAATCTGTCCGCCGCCCAGCCGCCGCGCCGCGCCAAGCTGCTCCCCCCAGATCACCACGCGGTTCCCTTCGCGCAACAACTCTAGGTGCCGCCGCTCGCCCGCGGGCAGGCTTAGCGACCAGCCGCCCGCGCCATCCAGCACGCGCTGCACCGTCGCCGTCTGCGCGGCCACCACCGGCCCCGGCCCCAGCCGATCACCGGCAGCATTCAGCACGTCCACCCACAGTCGCACGTTACGCGATCTCCGCGATCGGCCCGAACCGCGTGATTGCCAGCTCCGGAGTCACGAACAGCACGCGGATCGTATGCGCCCCTTCCGGCACGTCCTGGATCGCTTCGTTCACGAACCCGCTGGTGCCCGCCAGGCTCCCAACTTTCGCCATCACCCCGTCCAGGTAGATCGCGTAGAGCCACCCTTCCGGCTGCGCGCTGAAGGTCACGTTCACCTGCCCCGGCACACCTGCGTCCCGCGCCGCCGTCACACTCGCCGGGCCATTCGCGTTGAGCATCTCCGGCAGGTCGCTCGTCAGCGCCACCGGCGACTTCTGAATCTTCGCCATGTACGCCAGAATCGCGTCCAGCGTGTCCAGGTTCAGCGCCGCCGCCAGCGGCGGGTTCGTATCTTCTAGCGCTTCCACCAGCCGCTCCAGCAGCGTGCGCTTGTCCATCGCTAGTGTGACGATCGACGCGATCACGTCCACAATCCCCGCCTCGACCGCCAGCGGCACGAACGCCTTGTTCGCCACCGTCGGCACGCCTACATTCGTCAAATTCGCCACCTTTGCTTTCTCCCTTCTTCGTGTCCGCTGCTTAGCCCCTCACCCGTTTTTTTTCCCCTTCCCTCTTGATGGGGGAAGGGCCGGGGATGGGGGGAGTTGCTACGTCTTGATGATCCACAGCACGCCCAGGTACGGCGGCATGTTGTTGTGCGCCTGCCCACCGCCTCGGTTGCCTGTGGAGAGAGTGGGGCCGCCTCCCGTCTGCGAAATTCCCGACAGATTGTTGCCGCTAGTGCCTGTAAAGGTCGTCAGTGAATGGCTGTGGCTCGGCATCTCATTGACCGTCAGCGTGTGACTCTCTGCACCGCCCGTCCCGCCGAGCTGGTCCGCCGCCGCCGCCGTCACGCGGTTGGCGCTCTGCCCGCTGATCATCGCGTCCAGGCCCAGCGCAAACCGCCCGCGCATATCCGGCACTCGGAACTGCGTATAAAAAGTGTGAGTCCCCGACCCAGCGCTGGTGATGTCCACCGGCGCGCCGCCTTCCGTCAGGCTCACCTGGAAGTCGTTCGTCGCCGCATTCACTACGTAGTACGCGGTGTTCGGCGCCAGCGGGGCCGGAAGTGTTCCGGTGCTGTGCAGCACCATCACCGTGCCGTTTGCCAGGCCGTGCGCCGCCTTTAGCAGCTTGTTTGTCGCCGCGTCCGCGGTGAAAGTCTGTTCGGCGTGCATCCCGAACATGGCGCCCAGCGTCGTGCCATAGTAGGCCGCCCCGGCGATGAACAGGTCCAGCAGCCGCTTGTAGGTCGTCATGCTCACGTGCTGGCCGTTGCACAGCAGATACCCTGCCGGCACAGCCACCGGCGAGCCGAACCACGGCTGCATTGTGCCTGGCGGCACGCTGTCGCTCTCAATCCGGATCGTCTTGCTCCCGCCGGCGTCTTCCACCGTCAGGCTGATTCCGCTCCCGGCTGCCAGCGCCTCGCCCAGATACTTCAGCACGGTGTCGCCTTCAGTCACGGCCACCGTCCGCCGCGCCTCGTCAATCGCTACCGCCGCCTCACTCAGCGGCGTGGTCACGTCCGCCGCGTCGATCTCCTGTCCGTCTACAATCCCGCTCAGCGTCAGCGCCGTCGGTCCTTGCGGTGCTGCCATGCTCGCCTCTCTTTCTACAGGTACTCGTCCTCGTAGGTCAGCCGCACGCTGCACGCGTCTCCCGCGCCCATCCGGACGATCAGCGCGCTCTCGCCCGGCGGCAGCTCCATCCAGGACGGGCGCAGCGCGGTCAGGCGGCTGTATGCGTCCTCGTAGTTCACCCGCACGGCCGCCGCGCGGCAGTCGATTTCTGCCACCTCTCCGGCAGCCAGCGGCCCGGCCAGGCTCACCCGGTCCGCGATATCCACGCCGACGATGCGCTCCAGCGTCCAGTTCGTCACGCTTTGTCCCTCGCCCACCGTGATTACGATGCGCGGCAGCGCGGGCACAATCCCGGCGTTTTCCACCTCGAATGCCGTCAGCATCCCGGCGCAGGCCTGCACCGGTGCGTCGCCGCCCCACTTCGAGCCGCCGCCCCACGTCAACCCATAGCCCCACCGGCCCACGCTGTAACGGTTAACGTGCCAGCGCGCTTCTGCCACCTGGAAGTCAATCGTTACTTGCTGGATCAGCTCGCTGTCACCGCTCGGTGTTTCCGCGATCCGGATGTTGTTCGCCCGCGCCCAGCAGTACCGCTCCTTCGCGCCGGGGATCGTCGGCTGCGCCACCAGCATCCCCTTGCCCCAACTCGCGAGCGCCATCACCGCGTCGCGCTGGGCGTCCAGCGCCTCGCCGCTCTCGTCCACCAGCCCGAACGTCACGCGCACGTTCCCGACTTCCAGCGGTGACGGCCCGTGTCCGTACTGGTCGAACGCGCCATCCATCCCCGGCAGCCGGTTCGTATGGCTCACCAGCCCGCCCAGGCGCATTTCTGTGTTCTGCGTCAGTCCCGGCGGGAAGACGTACACGCCCTGCCGGCTCATAAACCTCAGCGGAATCACTTAAATAGCTCCTGCTTCAGCAACGCCACCACCTTGAACGCCTGTTCGAGGTCGCTGTACTGCTCTTCGCGTGGCAATTCGCTGTACGGCGTTTCCATCTGGCGTGTCCAGCGCTCGACCTTGTCAACCGGGATCGTCCGGCTGCCGTCTTCGTTCTCCTGTGCCACTCCGAACAGGTGGCGCATCCAGTGCGACCAGATACCGTGCTGCACGTCGGCGAGCTGCTCGACCAGGTCGTCGGTGATCACTTCCAACTGCCGTTCGACCCAGGCCCGCGTCTCCGGATGCAACATGATTTTCCGGCTGTTCGCTTGATACCATGCTCGCGTGTCCGGCTTGCCAAGCGCCCGCCCCGCGCCGATCCAGTCCGCCAGCATCTCCCGCCGGTGGCGATCAGGCATCGGCAGCGGCACCAGCTCGCCGCTGTCTTTGACCAGCACCCAGTACTGCCAGTGGTGTTTATTACGCTTCTCATGCCCGTTCCAGGCGTGAAAGAAGGCGTCGGACGGCTCGTACTGCCCCTCGCCATTCGGCTTGCGAAAGGTCCGCGCATAGGGGAGCCACATCCCCGGAGTGAACTTGTCCCAGTCGTGCAACAGCAGCGCCAGCAGCGGCACGCGCAGCTTCAGCCCGGCCCGAAACACGAACCACTTGTGGCGCAGCACGTACTTGAGGTATTGCCAATGTCGCCTCATACTCTCTACCCCATCGCTTGTAGTGCGGCGACCAGCCGCTCGCCGAACAACCGCGCGTTATCTTCGATCTGCGGCTCCTGCTGGAGCAGGATGGGCGGCACGTCTACGAAAACGTTGTAGGTGTCTCCCCCGTTCAGCAGGTCCTCGGGATACTGCCCGCGCGGGTAGAACGTCCCCGGCGAGTCGGGGATGAACAGTTCTGGTTGAGCGCCGCGACCGATAAGGTACGGCACGTCGGCCAGCCCCTTACCGCCCTTGTCCATAATGCCCATTAGTTCCTGAAGCGGATTGGCCGGCAGGTCAAAGCCCACTTCTACGTCGTACCCGCCGCCCAGCGGTCCCAGGTCCGGCACGTGGATCGAGCCGAGGCTCACCTTGTCTGGCAGCGCCTCGTCAATCACCCGCGCCAGTTCCCGCGCCAGGTTCCCCAGGCCGGAGATAATGCCGTCCAGGATCGATTTGCCCAGGTCGATCGCTGCGTTGAACAGCGCGGGCAGCATGTCGTTCGCAAGCCAGTTCGTGACCGCGCCCAGAAACTCGCCCAGCGCTTCGGGGATCTTCGTCACCGCTTCGTACACAAACTGGATCAGCGCCGCCATCATGCCCGGCGCCTCTGCGATCAGCGCCGGAACAAACTCGCTCAGAATCCAGTTGACGACCGCGGAGACGACGTCGCCCAGCGCGACCACCATGTCCGCCGCCACCGGCCCGATCCAGTTGACGAACTCCGCCGCCCACAGCAGGATGTTCGCCACAATGTCCGGGATTACGTCCAGGATCCATTTCGTCAGGTCCGCCAGCAGCCCCGGCAGCTCCAGCAGCATGTCGGCCGCCGCCGGGACGATCCAGTCCACAAAGGCGCCCGCCCATTCCAACAGCTTTTCGCCGATCACCGCCACCTGCTCGCCGATCCAGTTGAGCAAGTCCGTCGCCAGCACGCCCAGCTCTGCCAGGATGGTCGGGATCTGCGGCGCGATCCACGCCAGGAAGGCATTCGCCCATTCCAGCAGCTTTTCGCCAATGGCGAGCGCCTGCTCCCCGGCCCAGTTCAGCAACTCCGTTGCCAGCGCGCCGAGTTCCGCCAGCACCAGCGGAATCTGTGGCGCGATCCACGCCACCAGCTCCGCCGCCCACAGCGCCAGCTTTTCGGCGAGCGCCAGGGCTTCCGTCCCGATCCAGTTGAGCAGTTCCGTCGCCAGCACGCCCAGCTCTGCCAGGATGGTCGGGATCTGCGGCGCGATCCACGCCAGGAAGGCATTCGCCCAGTCCAGCAGCCAGCCCGCGATTTCCAGCGCCTTGTCGCCAATCCACACGCCGATGTTCAGTGCCAGCGTGCCAAGCTCGCGCGTCAGCTCGTCCAGCGGCGGCAGCCAGTCCAAAATCGCCGCCGTCCACTCGCTCATCTTCGCCTGGATGTCCGGCAGCGCCGTCTCGATCGCGCTCTTGGCGCTCTCCACCAGTTCGCCGACCTTGCCGACGGCCCCTTCGACGTCGCCGTTCTTCAGCGTGTGATAGATGGCTTGCAGCTTCGGGGTGATTTCATCCACGACACCCATCACCGTGTCGCGGATTCCGAGGAAGTTGGTGGACCAGGCCGCCGCCAGCGCGCCGACGGCCGCGATAACCAGCAGCACCGGCCACCCGATGCCGCCGATCGCCGCGCCGAGCAGCTTTGCCGTCGCGGTCATCGCACCGAATACCGTGCTCGTGTTGGTGATGATCGTCCCGAGCACCACCATGATCGGCCCCAACGCCGTCAGCACCGCCAGCATCAGCACCAGCGTAGAGGTCAGCTCAGGGTTCTTCAGCGCCCACTGGTTAATGTAATCGACCACTCCGGCGAGCTGGTTCACCATCGGCGCCAGCTTATCGTTCATGAACGGCGTCAGGACGTTGATCATGAACGTTTCGATCGAGCCGCTCAGCCCCTCGGTCGCACCGTGCCAGCCTTCCATCCTGGCATTAGCGACGTCGATCGCCCCGGCAGCTCCGTCCATTGCTGCCAGCATTTCGTCTGTGCCGCCGGCCGCCAGCAGCGCCTGAAGCCCTGCCTGCCCGTAAGCCCCGGCCAGCCGCTGGATATACGAGATGCGCTCTTCCTGCGTCATGTCGGCCATCGCCGCGTTGAGGTCGTCAATCACGGCATCCAGGTCGCGCATGTTGCCCTGGGCGTCGAACATCGACACGCCCAGTTCGTTCCAGGCCGCGATTGTGTCGGGCGTCTGGCTCGTCATGTTAGTGAGCATCGACTTAAGCTGCGTACCCGCCTCAGCGCCTTTAATACCGTTTTCGCTGAAGACTTGCAGCGTCGCCGCCACCTCATCGACCGACAGCCCAAACAGCGCCGCGATCGAACCGGCGTTCTGGAAACCGAGCGCCAGGTCCTGCACCGTCGCCGAGCCGCTACCCGCCGTCTTGACGAGCGTGTCGATCACCCAGTTCGCATCTTCGGCGCTCAAGCCGAACTGCGCCAAGATGTCCGTTACCCAGTCGGCCGTGTCGCCCAGGTCCGTTACTGCCGCCGCGGCGCCATACATCACCGCCGGCAGAACCGCCAGCGCTTCGTCCGCGCTCAGGCCAGAGCTAGTGAGCTGGAGCAGCGCGTTCGCAGCGTCCACCGCGCTGAAGACGGTGGTTTCCCCCATCTCGATCGCGGCCTGCCGCATCCGCTCCAGGTCGTCGCCGACGATCCCCGTCCGCGCGCTCAGCTCGCGCATTGCCGCGTCGAAATCCGCCGCCGCCTTAATGCCAAGCGTCCCGAACAGCATGAGCGGCGCCGTCAGGATGGACAGTGACTTGCCTACGTCGGTCAGGCTGTCACCAATTCCACGCATCCCATCGGCGAACGTCCGGCGCGCCTCATCAATCCCGGCCTGCACCCCACTGGCATCCAGGATGATGCGCCCTTTTGCGTCGCCCAGGTTCGCTATCGTCATCGCCGATCACCTATCAGGTTGCCGAACATCATCTGCGCTCGTGCCGCCGCGTTCTTCATCGGTCGCTCTGCCGCTTGCCCGCTCAAAATTTGCTCCACCGTCCAGCGCGGCTTGCCTTTTCCGTCTCGCTCGCTCAGCTTCCCGGCGATGAAGGCGCCCGCCGCCCACACCGCCCGGTTAATCATCCACGCGCCCCAGGTGTCGTCGTCACTGACGCTTAGCAGCTCGCTTGGCGCCCTTCCGAAGGCTTCCGCCTGCCGGTACAGTTCCCACGCGCGCCGGGGAGTCAGGAAACCGCTGTGCAGCCGCGATGCTGCCCCCCATCGCCCACTTGAGCACGAACACCCGGTCGTTAAACGCCACGTGCTCGATCCCGATCTCGTCTTCGGTCATCTCGGCTTCGGGCTTGTCCACAATGCGAGGCAGGACGAACGACGCCCGTGTGACCGTGTTGACCACTTCCAGCAACCCGCTGACGTTCTCCGCCGTGAGTTCGATCTGCTTCGGCGCCGCACCGCCTTGCATCCCGGCGAGCAACTGCGCGCTCAGCACGTCCGGGATCTCGCCGTTCGACATGATCAGCGCCAGCACGTCCGGCTTGCGCAGCCGCGCTACATTGCCGCTGGGCAACTCCACGTCTTCCGTCGTCCGCCACGCTGAGCCTTTGGTGATTTCCATCCTGCTACCCTCTCCGGTGCATCTGATAACCGTTATCAGATAACCGGGGCGCCTCGCTCAGCGCCCCGGCTCATGGTCTCGTCGCGCTCTACGCGAAAATCTCGGTGAAGTCGGCTTCTGCCGCCGTCTCATGGCTCAGCAGGTAGATCGCTTTGCCTGCGTCGTCGGCGATCGCCAGCCCCTTCATGGACGACGTCACAAAGAGGTTGTCCTCGTTCTGGGCCGTCCACTCCGGCAGTTCGGTCAGCTTCACCTTCGGCAGCCCGAAGTGCGTGTCGCCGCCGTCATCGTCGAGCGCCACGCCGATCACCCCGAAGTAGGGGAACGGCTTGCGGACTTCGAGATTCAGGCTCTTCGTCGCATCCGGCGTCGTGCCGCCGGTCTCCGCCGTCAGCCCCAACACCGCCGCCAGAAACTCCTTCGGAACGGTCCCGCCGTCGATCGTCACTTCCACGTCCTGGACCACCGTCGCCACCGCCGCGGTCGCGCCCAGGTAGCCCGGCAGCTTGCTTGTGACCGTCTTGGCTGCCATTACCAGCTTGCGGCCTTCCGGCAGCGCCACCGGCGTCCCATACGTCCCGTCAGCGTTGAGCACGGCGACCTTCAGGTCTGTCAGCCCAAACGGCTTATCTCCAAATCCCATCATGCCCTCCAAGCGTAGGTAAACTGGATGCGCGCGCGGTTCCGGCTGGCCTTGCCCAGTTCGTCGGCGACGCCTTCGCCCAGGCCGCCCAGCCACATCCCCCGCGCCACGCTTTTCTCGCTCGTGCTGAAACTCCGCAGGTGCAGCAGCTCGCGCACGCGCTCCATCGCCGGGCGGATGTGCGAAAAGCCGCTGTCCTCGTAAATCCACACGTCCAGCGTCACGCGCCCGCTGGTGTTCAGGCCGCCGCCGGGCACATCCCCGCCCCAGCGCAGCACCGCGAACGGCAGCAGCCGCCCGCTCGGCGCGCGCTTGACGTTTTGCAGCGTCCAGTTGTCACGGTCCATTTCATCCGCGTCGTAGATCCCGCCGGTCAGCAGATCGCTCAGCACTTCGTCGCCTTCCAGCAGCTCTCGGACCGCCTGTTCCAGCCTCACGCGAAGATCTCCCGCAACATCTGCGCCACCTGCCCCAAGTGCTGCTCGATCGTCGGCCAGACGATCGCGTACCGTCCGCCCCAGCGAACTTCGAGCCACAGCCCGTAGTCCATGCCGTGACCGAGCCACAGCTCCACGATGTCACGCGCCACCTCGTCAACCCAGGCGTGCAGCGTCTGGCGCGCGTTCCCGGTCCGGTCGGTCCAGCTCGCGTTCTGCCGCGCGTAGTCTTCCAACACCGGGCGGAAGTAGTCAGCCACGGCTCGGACGGCCGTCATAACCCGCTCGCCATAATCGACGATTGCGGCGTCCACCTGGCGCAGACTGCTTTGGTCCCACTCGATCCGGATCGTCGCTGACTGCGCCACCTCACCGGCTCCTTTCGGTCATCGCCTGCACCTCGCCCGGGTAGCGGTTGACGTCCACCACCCGGTACTCCGCGCCGTCGATTACGAATCGGTCGCCCCGGCGAATGTCCAGGTCCGGCACCGTCGGATGATCGGCTACACCCATCACCACGACCGTCTGCGTCGCGGCGAGGCCTGCACCGCCGCTCACCTCGCCGATCACGGTCTGTGCTACTTCGAGCCGCACCGTCTGCGGTGGTAGATCCAGATCGCCGCGCAGAATTACGATCTCCCGCGCCTGGTCCTGGATGCGTTCCCAGGCCGCAGCCGCGCGTGAAGCCGCATCGCTGGTGTGGCGCCGCCCGCGCCAGGCGTCTAGGTACGGCATCAGTTCAGCATCCAGCCCAGATCGTCCCACGACTCGTCGGGGATGTCCGTCCCGTCCTTGTCGTAGAACGCATAGGTCAGATCGCCGGACTCAACCGGCTCCCGATGCATCCCGGCCCGGCGCTCCCACAGGGCGCGCAGCCTTAGCAGGTGGTCAAACAGCTTGTTGTCGTCTTGGAAGCTCTGCCCCTGCCGGTAGCTCACGCGCTTCGCCGCGTCGGCGAGCAGCCCGTCCAGGCACTCCACGATCGTCCGTGCCAGGTCCTCGCCGTTGTCGCGGAAGATCGTCTCCAGCTCGCCATCAGAGAACGCTGGCGTGTCGCCGGTGTCTCCGATCAGCCGCCGCAGTCGCGCCAGGCCGTCCGCCGTCAGAGGCATTACTCAGTCTCCGGCAATTCCGTGCTGTGCGGCTTGGCGATCGGCTTGCCCGCTTCCTGCACGGACGTCTTCTCATACCGTGCGATCTCTTCGTCGGTCGCCATGCGCCAGCCAGCTTGCTTCAGCCGCCATTGCGCGTGCTCGCGGCTCACCTGGTGCACCGCACCGGCGGGGTTGACGATGAAGTAGCGCACGCGCTTTTCCTTCTTCTCCGGCGCCTTCTTTTCCTGCGCCTGCGGCTCGGGCGCGTTCTTCTCTTCGGCCATGCTGGTCTGTCCTCTCTCCATCTGATAACCGTTATCAGATCACCGGGCGCGGCACGCTCGCACCGCGCCCGATCCCATGCACCTCAACGGCGGCTCGCTACATGCCCTGCGTCCGGACGGCAACGCCGAAATCTTCGCGCAGCACTTCCACGCCGTACAGCACATCGATCGTCACCTGGAGACCCAGGTAATCCTTGCTGTACCCCATCGTGACGCGCAGCCCGATCCCGTCCTCGTCCATCACCGTCTGCACCACGCCTAGCCCTTCCGGCGCCCGCGGCAGAGGCCGCGTCACCAGCACGAAGGCGTCCCGGTGGAAGAACAGGTTCTGGCACACGTCCGGATCGGGATCTGTGCCCTCGACAACCGCGATCTGCTGGTCCATGAAGGTCTGAAAGCCCATGAACCGCCCGGTCCACGCGTCGGCGACAGCCCCGCCCAGGCTGCCCTTGTAGTCGTCCTTGACGGCCTTTTCGATGCCGAGGAACTCGTACTCGGCATCCTCGTGCAGCACGGCATAGCGGTTTGCCATCGGCGCCTTTGCGGCGTTGATCAGCCGGCGCGCATCGCGGAAGTGCTCTTCGTCCAGCCCGGCGGTCGCGTCGACCGACTGGACCAGGCCACTGAACAGCGCCGCGATGTCGCTGTCCATCGCCTCTGCAATCCGGACGATCCCCTCTGCCATGTAGATGTCCAGCAGCTCGGGCCGGCTCAGCGCCGCGGCAACGTCTTCGATCAGGAAGCTCACTTCCTTGTGCCGGTCTAGCGTGACCGACTTCGAGTCCAGCGCCGGGTTCTGCAGCGTGACCTGGCTCTGTGCGAGCTTGTCATTCGCCACCAGCGCCCCCGGCATGGGGATTTTGACGGTCGAACCGTACTGGGCGACCTCATTCGACCAGTTGCGGTTCACCAGCCGCGCCAGAACCGTGTTCGATTTCAGGCTGCCAAGCGCGCGGGCCGCGACAATCGTCGGGATGGCCTCCGCCGCCGTGGCAATGTCAATCGAGTTGATTAGTCCCACTGTAGATCTCTCCTGTTGCACTCTGCTCGACAGTTTTCACGTCCGCGTTCGAGTTTTACGTGCAACGCCACGCGCGTTTCAGGGCTTTATCGGCGGCCCCAGCCGTGTTTCTCGCTCCACTCCCGGATCTGTGCTGGCGTCATTTTTGAGAAGTCCGGCTTGTCGCTTGGCGAGCCGCCGGACGATGGCGGCGGGACGCCGGGCGTTTGCGGCTTCACCTTCAGCAGCGCCAGCAGCTTGTCGGCGTCGGCTTCCAGTTCTTCTGCCGTCTCGCCTTGCAGCCGGTCCGCCAGCTCTACCGGCAGCCCTTTCGCCGTCGCCACGCGCAGCCGTTCTTTCTCCAGGCGGAGCGTCTTCAGCTCGTTTTCGCGTTGTTCGAGCAGCGACTTGTAATTGCCCTGCTCCTTCATCTTGGCTTCTTCCGCCGCGCGCTGTTCGTCTTCCAGCTTCTTGAGCTTGGCTTCCGCCGCGCGCAGCTTCTTGTTGATCTCGGCGAACCGGTCATAAGGCACCGGCCCCGGCGGTTCCTTGCCCTGATCGGTCTGTTGCTCCTGCTGCTCGTCTTGCGGATCAGGCGCCTGCTGCTCCTGGTCCTTCTGGTCCTCACCCATGTCTCACTCCGTTTCGTTTTTTACGGGCAACGCCCCGGTCACCACGCGCCCGATCAGGGCGCCCACGAACAAATCAACCAGTATCGGAGTCGGCGGCGCGCCGCGCCGTGCCGTCCCCGCCAGGTCCTGCCTCATGAACTCTCTGAGCCGCGCCACCACTGCCGCGCGGTCCGCCGTCTCATGCGTGATGTAGCACATGCACTGCGGGTGCGTGTCCAGCATCGGCAGCGGCACCTCGCCCGGCTCGAAGCCACCCTGCGCCTGATCCTCGGCATAATGCCGGTCGCACGAGCCGTCACAGTTGTCCGCGCTGTGGCTCCCGCTCAGGTGGTAGCGCGCCCGCACGACGAACGGACTGGTTAGGCCGCACACGTAATTCGCTACGCTCGCCGCTCGCGTAATCTCGCTCCGCGCCAGTCGTCGCGCGTCAAAGCTACCCAACGACCCGTAAGGCGTCCGCGTGACCACACCGCGCCGCTCCGGACGCAAGAACTGTTCTAAGTCCTTCGCGATCCGCACGGCTGCCCGGCCCTGTGCGATCCCTTCGTCTAGCAGCGCGTCGATCCGCGCCAGCGTGCTTTCGCTCACCTGCCAGATGCGATCGCTCAGCGCGTACCCGCGCGTGTCCGGCCAGGTCAACACCGGCTGGCCGCGCATCATCCGCCCGAACAGATCGCCGTCGCGCCGCGCACCGCGCAGCCAATCGACCAACTCCGGATCCTGCTTTAGCAGCGTTTCGATCACGCCTGCGTGCCTCAGCACTACCGCCCGCGTGACCTGCTCCGTCCCGCCCAGGACGATCCGCGCATACGGCGACCGCGGCTCCCCGTTCCGGAACGCCAGCAGCGCCCAGCCGGCGCCTAGCGTTTCCCCGCGCGTGGCGAGCATCTTCAGCCGCGCCAGCAGCCGAGTCCGCGTCTGCCCCTTCGCTCCGGCCAGGTCCTGCCGCGCCTGGGCGATCAGCCGGTCCACGTGCGCGCGCTCGGCGTCCAGTTCGTCGCCGGTCAGCCGTACCCGCGACACGAACAAAGGTTCGATGCTGGCCCGCACCCGATCGCGGAGCGCCCGCGAGCTGCTAAGCGGCACCGTGCCGTCCTCGCTCGTCCATTCCAGCAGCGCCCCGGCAACTCGCTCGGCGATCTGGCGCATCAGGTCGGTGATCGCCTTCTGCGTCTCACGGTCGGCGGCTACCTGCTCCGCCCGGCTGCTGACGATCACAGTTCGGTCTCTCCGTCGCTGTCGAGCATGTCGTTAAAGTTCGCCCGGCGTTCGTCCAGGATGCGCCGCCACTCCGCGATCTCGTCCTGTTCCACGCCCAGCGCTTCCCACACTTTTTCGTGTGGCGCCCCACTTTTTAGCAGGTAGTCAGCCCGCTCGCGCGTGTCCAGGTCGGCCCGCAACACCGGGCGGTCGTCGTCCAGTTCCAGCAGTTCATCGTCCAGCGGCGCCACGTCGCTCAGTCCCATGTCCGCCGCTGCCCGCCCCGCCAGGCGCATCGCCTTGACAATCCCGGCGTCGTAGTTCGGCCTGCACCGCTTCACCTTCAGCACCAGTTCCTGAAGCTGTAGCTCCAGCGTGGCCGTAGCGATCTCCGTCTTGCTCTTCAGCTCGTCAAATGCGCTTTCCGGTAGGCTCTCGCGCACGTTGTCTTCGAGCTGCTTCAGGAACGATTGCACGCCGGGGATGTCGATGTCTGCCAGCAGCGTCTCGACCTTCGCGCCCTCGGGCAGAAACCACACGTTATCGCCCTTCTTCAGGTCGCTCTTGGCGGCGCCGGAGATGGCCGTCTGCGGCTCGGCATGCTTCTTGATAATGTCGGCCAGATAGCTACCCAGTTCGT